TAAGCCCAACCGCTTCAATGTAGGTGATCAGGTGTTTCATATCACCCCCGAAAGCCCCGGGGGTATTGTGATCGATGCCAAGTACAGTCTGCTGACCAGCTCGTGGGAGTATCAGGTGACCTTCGGGCCTTTTACCGAGAGCCTCTGGTATTATGACATTGAGCTGATGCAGAACCGCAGTTTCAATTCAAGTGCACACCAAAACGTACAAGCATGAAGATCCCAGCCTCAGATGCAATTCAGATCATTCAGGGTAACGGCGCGCCCCTGCTTCATAAGAAGATACTGCCGAATGATCCATGCAGATGCGGGTCAGGGAAAAAGGCCAAGCACTGTCACGGCACTCAGACGAGCTTTCTGTATTCAAAGCTCACGGATGCACTGCTCGCAGAGGTAAAAGCAAGGCAAGCGGCAGAGAAAAAGGCGGCTGAAACGGTTGTAAAGTAGCAGAACAATGGCAAAGGCAGCAAAAACAAACGTTGAAGGACATATCTGGATAATGTGCCCGGGATGTAAGTGCTATCACGTTTTTGATCCACGCTGGTTATTTAACGGTGACTTTGAGAGGCCAACATTTACGCCAAGCATGCTTGTAAATGGAACTCCTGACATGCAAAAGTATGTCAATGAGCATAATCATCGCTGCCACTCTTTTATTCGTGATGGTAACATACAATTCCTGAGCGATTGTACACATGAATTGGCAGGTAAAACGGTTGAATTACCGGAATTAGAGCAATAAACATGGCAAAGTATAACAAAGAGCGGGTTAAACATATTTGCTCCCTTATCAGCAAGGATAGTTATACTATTGCTGAAATATGCTCATTATCAGGCATAAGCAAAGAAACTTATTACGAATGGCTTGAGAACAAACCTGACTTTGTTGACGCTATAGCGCGCGCGAAGGAAGAGTATGACGAGATGGTGGTCCGTGAGGCCAAGAATTCTCTGATCAAAAAGATCAGGGGTTATACGGTACAGGAGACCAAGACGGTGATGGTGGATTCAGGTAAGCCAGGCCCGGACGGCAAACCAATACCGAAGATCAGGGAGAGAACTATAATTGATAAGACTTTTCAGCCTGACACTACAGCCATTGTATTTGCCCTGACCAACAAGGTACCAGAGGAGTATAAAAATCGCATGAACAATGAGCTCACCGGTAAGGGCGGCAAGGATCTATTCGCAGGAGTGACCAACGAGGAGCTGGAGGAGCGGATCGCTGAAATAGAAAAGAAGCTGAAGCCATGACCCTGACGCGTGCTGAAAAGATTGAGTATTATCAGGCACTCAGGGAGAGATTGAAGAGGCAGGCCCGGATGAGCCTGCTTTCATTCACTAAGGCCACATTCCCAAGCTTTGAGCCGGCCGGGTTTCATAAGTACTACTACAATGTACTGACCGAGTTTGCGCATGGCCGGATCCGGAAACTGATGGTCTTTATGCCTCCTCAGCACGGGAAGTCCGAAGGCTCTACCCGCCGCCTTCCTGCCTTCATTCTCGGGCTGGATCCTGATCGCAGGATAGGGATGGTCTCCTATAGTTCACCCAAGGCTCGCAAGTTTAACCGGGAGGTGCAGCGCATCATCGACACCGAGGAGTATCATGAAATCTTTCCTGATACCTGTCTGAACAGATCGAACATCACCACTGTTGCCGGCGGCTGGCTTCGTAATGCTGACGAGTGCGAGATAGTTGACCACAGGGGAGGTTTCAAGACCGTGGGCGTGGGTGGTCCTCTCACCGGGGATCCTGTTGACACGTTGATCCTGGATGACATCTACAAGGATGCTATGTCTGCATGGTCCCCTACGGTCCGCGAGAGCATCAATAACTGGTACGATACCGTGGCAGAGACCCGTCTGCACAACGACAGCCAGCAGCTCATTGTATTCACCCGCTGGCACCCCGATGACCTTGCAGGTCGTCTGCTCAGAGAACAGGGCGTGTACTCCGATGAGAATCCTGACGGCTGGGTCGTGGTCATATACCAGGCAATTAAAACAGGAGGGCCAACAGAGTATGACAACCGCAAGGAGGGAGAGCCGCTGTGGCCCGATAGACATAACCTACATAAGCTGCATCTAATTAAGGACCGTAACCCTCAAGTATTTGAATCTCTCTACCAGCAGGACCCCAAGCCTCTTGAGGGNCTGATGTATGAGCAGGGCTTCCGTGAATATGANGTCATTCCCGCCACCGGCAGGAAGCTCAGAAAGAACTACACCGACACAGCCGACGAGGGCAAGGACTACCTGTGCTCGATCTGTTACATCGAGACCGAGCAAGGCAATTACGTGACTGATGTGCTGTACACGCAGAAGGCTATGGAGTTCACCGAGCCCAAGACCGCGGAGATGCTGACCAAGCACGACACGCAGCTGGCCATCATCGAGAGTAACAACGGCGGCAGAGGCTTTGCCCGGTCCGTGGAGAGGCTCCTGCGCCTGATGGGTAACAACAAGACAAGGGTGAAGTGGTTTCACCAGGGCCTTAACAAGAATGTAAGGATCTTTTCTCACTCTGCCGAGGCCCAGAACCTCACATATTTTCCCAAGGGNTGGGACAGGTTGTGGCCGGAATTCTACCGCNCGCTNACCAGCTACATGAAGGTNGGANAGAATAAGTTTGACGACGCCTGCCTTGTCGCCGGTTCAATGATTGCCACCGTGCGGGGTAACAAGCCTATTGAGGCCATTATGCCGGGTGAAATGGTACTTACTCCCATCGGCCCGCGCCGTGTTCTCGCATCAGGTAAGACCGGCATTAACAGGGAGGTAATAACCACATGCGGAATAACCGGAACTCCGGATCATAAGGTATTCAACGACGGCGAATTCATTCAGCTTCACAAATGCAATCCGCATAAAACTAATACACTAACAATTAGTAATCTTTTAACATGGAAGTACAAGACACTATTAAATTCAATGGGACAACATACCGCCTCATGGGGGCGCGAAGGTATTATCTCAGCCAGTCAGATGACTATAAAGAACGGAAGGGGGCTAAGGGACTTCATGCTGCTATTTGGGAGCTTCATAACCACAGGAGAGTACCGGAAGGCCACTGCATTCATCATAAGGACAATAACCCTTTTAATAACGACATCAGTAACCTGGAGTGCGTACCGATTAAGCAACACCTATCGGATCATGCAAAAGCTAATCTGCAGAATGAAGAATACCGCGCTAAATTTAAGAAGATTCTCGATAAGGCCAGAGAGAAAGCAAGTGAGTGGCATAGAAGCGAGGCGGGAAAGAAATGGCATATTCAGCACTCTAAAACTATGGTTAGAACCGACAAGGATCTGGCTTGCAGGAACTGCGGAACAGGGTTTAAGTCTGTTTATGCAGATTCACAATTCTGTTGTGATAAATGTGGAGAACAGTACCGGAGCAAGCATCGCAAGATCAAGTATACAGGCAAGTGCGTTATTTGCGGAGCTGAGTTCGAGGCCACCAAGATCAAGCCATCCAGTAAACACAGAGGCACATGCTCTAAGACCTGTACCAATAGACTTAATTGGAACCGCCGACGTCTACAACATAACGGTTGAAGAGGCAGGCTGTTTTTATGCCAATGGGATCCTTGTTTCAAACTGCGACGCCTTGACCGGGACCATTGAATACCGTGACAAAGAGCAGGCTCAGGACCTTGCGGGCCTTTTTTAATATACACAAGTGAATCACAGTAATACACACATATCATGAAAGAGATAGCAGAAATACTCGCCCTCACTGAGGCAGAAGAGATAATCAAGGAGTTAAAATCATCTCGTGGCAGTGAGCCGCCGGAGACAGCGACCTTCAAGAGCCAGCTCGACCCCGCCACTCATGATGTGATGGATCCCGCCCTTAGACCTGACAAGCGCGTCAAGGTCGATGCGAGCGAGGCCACAGCCACCAATGTAACTACTATGAACACCTCAGGGGAGGCCGGAGAGGGTAATACCCGCCTTGAGCCCGTGGGCCGCATACCTGTCAGCCTGCAGAAGCTCATCGTCAAGCGCGCTGCGGCCTTCCTCTTTGGTAATGACGTGGCCGTTAATGCCGAGGCAGAGACTGATAAGGAGAAGATGGTCGTCGGGGCTGTGAAGAAGATACTAAAAGCCACCAAGAGCAACTCCCTGAATAAGAAGGTAGCCCGCACGGTGTTCTCCTGCACCGAGGCAGCTGAGCTGTGGTTCCCTGTGCCCGTGGAGAAGACCGTGACCGGCACGGGGGTGCTCAGTAAGGTCAAAGACTTCCTTAGTAACGCCATAGGCAATAAATTTCACGAGTCTTATGGCTTCAAGAGCAAGTTCCGTCTGCGCTGTGCCCTGTTCTCTCCCTTGCTCGATGACACGCTATACCCGTACTTCGATGAGACCGGTGACAT